ATATTATGCCACACTTGGCGCGGATTGTCAAGAGGTGGTACTTGCGAGCTTTCTTGCGCGTTTCGTAGCGGTTCCTCGCCGTTGCATCTCGCGGAAGGCGTCGGCACCACGTCGAGCGGCGACTTCCTTCATTTTTGCGCTTCGCTCGGCGAAGGTGGTCTTGGCTAGGCGTGATGCCGTAGCCAGTTTTTGCATCTCACTAGCGGTTAGAGGTTGTTTTTTTGGTTCATTCATAGATTAGAAGATTGATTCCGCTTCTTGCCATGCTTGCCGCAGTACAGCGTTGATGCGTTCCGCTTCACGTTCTGTGATTGGCTCGTCCTCTTTCGCGTTCGTGAAGTTGCGCATCCATTCTTGCCAGCCTAGCTCACCTTCGAAGCAAGAATAGGATTCACGACGTGCTTGGTACGATTCAGCGAGTTGAACAAGTTGGCGGTAAGGAATAAGGGAATTCATATTGTGTGTAAGTAATATTGAGTAGGTATTGCGGAGGGGTCGAGGTGCCAGCCGTAGCCAGCGTGTCGAACCCCTCGGGGATAAACTCACCTCCCACTTAGTGCGTAACTGGGGTGAGCTCGCATAGGACTAGCGAATACTCACGCAGGTACTTATCGCGGTTTTTACTTAACTCGGCGAGCTCGCGTGCGTCTTGGCCCTCTGCGCTCGCGATAAATGACATGGGGAGGAGTATCTGGTTCTCTTCATCCCATAGCGTGTAAACACGTCTTGATTGCATATCCACGAAAAATAGGTGTATAGGTGTGCGTCGGTTCGGAGTGTGCCAGCCGTAGCCAGCGTGTCCGTTCGTCGGGGAGTGGGAAGCGGTCATGCCGTTCCTCATCTCCATATCTACACTGTACCACACGTCGCGCCAAGTGTCAAGTGATGCTGTGGATAACTTTGTGCGTGTAGTGTGCTTGCTTTTTTATCGGGTTTGTGGCATAATAGGGACAAGAGGCAAGAGCCTCCTTCGCGAAGTAGAACACGCGAAAAAGCATTTATTTATGTGTAGGTAGTCGGTGCCTGTATAGGCTCCTGTTCTACCTACCTACACAGAAATAAGTGCTTTTATTTTATGGGTGTACGTTATGAGAGGGGTTCTTTTACGGTCGTTCCTACTGGTGGGCTAAGCGGCTTACACCCATTCGCACAAGTAGTGTTTATGCATTTATGTTTTTATGCCAACCAATACGGCGTGTGTTTTCCGTCTACGCAATTATTGGCAGAAAGATGCTGCATGACGCGGAATAGCGTAACCAAGGCTATCAAGGTTCTTATTGAGGCTAAACTTATTGTGAAGTCGAGGAGAAAAACAAAAGATAAAGGATGGATGGCGAACGAATACCAAATACTGATTGCCACCGAAAAGCCTATTTACCCCCCTTGCTCACCACATGAGCAAGCCCCCCCTACCCATGCTCACCAAACGTGCAACCCATGCTCACCAAACGTGCATGAACTATATTCAGAGAACTATATATATAAAAAAGAAAATCAAAACATGGGGATAACCCTTGATTCAATGCGCCAAAACCTCGAAAAAAAAGGCATTGTGAAGAAGAGAAATACCACCTCTTGACAATCCGCGCCAAGTGTGGCATAATATGAGTAAGGAAGGCAAAAAGACCTTCCACCCCCTCCGACGGTACGCCAAGCGGTTACGACTGCTTCACGGCTGACGGCGCAAGACTTACTAGCTGACCACATAATATGACGATTCAACCCATGCCAAACGGCTACACCAAGTTTGTTTTCAACGGTGTTACGCTCAATTTGCCAGTACAAGACCAAGAATCCATTGACGAGATTGTTGCGAGACTTTCTGGCGTTTAATAGGAACAGCTACGAGGCAAAGATGCAGGCACGCAAGGATGGCGGAGAGCAGTTGCCCTCGTTCTATCTTGACACACTAGGCGCAAAGTGTTAGAATACTAATGGGAATTAACCCACACACCTACATAATATGAACGAGCAAACACCGTTTACATCTGAACAAATTACGATACTTCGCAATACAGTCGCCAAGACGGCGACGGATGCCGAACTAGAGTTTTTTCTTCAAGTGTGCGGACGAACAGGGCTAGACCCCTTCACGAATCAAATCTATTTTTCAAAGCGCAAATCGTGGAGCAAAGCGAAAAATGCGTACGAAGAAAACATGGTGATTCAAACGGGAATTGATGGATACCGTACTATTGCATCACGAACAGGCGAGCACGCAGGGACTGATGACATTGTGTTTTTAACTAAGACAGGCGAACAAAACGAAACGGAGCCACACCCTTACAAGGCAACGGCAACCGTGTATCGCATGATTCAAGGGCAACGTTGCGTTTTCTCGGCTTCTGCTCGATGGGACGAATACGCTCAAAAAGGCAAAGACGGCGGTTATTCCAACCTTTGGGCAAAGATGCCGTATCTGATGCTCGGCAAGTGTGCCGAGTCCCTCGCCCTACGCAAAGCCTTTCCGTTCGAGCTTTCTGGCGTGTATACGAAAGAAGAGATGATGCAAGCGGAAGAGCCAAACGACGAAGTTAAAACGCAACCAGTAACGCCAGCGACAACCTCGAAAAAAAGTCAGATTGTAAGGCTCATGTCTCAATGTGGCTTACAACCAACCACGCCAACAGCAGAAGCATGGAATCATGCCGTACAATCCGCCCTGAACATGGAACTTATCGAAGAGAACTTCGACGCGATTATTGAAGCCCTAGAAAAACAATTAACCCCACCAACGACATAATATGCACACACCTATCTCAACAAAAAGCCGTACAACAACCTTTATTCTTGTCTTCCTTGTCGGTGTATTCGGCATTCATCGCTTCTACGTCGGCAAAGTAGGAACGGGTCTCATCTGGCTTTTCACCTTTGGATGCTTTGGCTTGGGAGCCGTGATTGACTTCTGGCTTGTTCTCCTAGGCGGATTCAAAGACAAAGAAGGGAATATCATCTCACGTTGGTAATGCACACCACGCCAAAAGCCACCTACGAGCTAATCGCCCGTACTAGACCCCCATGCGAACGCCAAGCAGTCTTCCATGACCACCTATGCGACGGACGGTCTACTATGGAACATGCTTGGACGTACCAAGGCAGGCAAATAACGGACTCTTGGGCAATCATACGCCTATGCGTATGGTCTCATCTTGGCAAAGGCTTAAATAAGCGTTTAAACCGTCTCCTAGCCCTTCGACACGCTACGAGTGAGGACTTGGCACGCTACCCCCGTGTAGACTGGCACCAAGAGCGTTTAAAGCTTGAATCCTATGCAAAAAGCCTTTACGGCGAGAATCCATAACGGGGAGCTATTCTACGAGAACCCAAATCTTGTTGCGGAGCACTTGCGGACGTTCACCCCTGAAGATGTCCTGACTGTAAAGATAGAGAAACGCAAACGAGATAGAAGCCTCGAACAAAACAGCCTCTACTGGGCAATCCTAGGCGTAATAGCCGAAGAGACAGGGCACACGCCCAACGAGCTACACGAAATATTCAAAGCTAGGTACCTTCCCCCAAAGTTTGTTGCCTACAACGGGCAAGAATATATGTTGGCTCCAAGTACGACAGGATTATCAACAAAAGAAATGACGACGTATATTGACCGCATTATTCTCGAAGCCAACGAATTGAACATTATTATCCCACAAATTCTATGAGGAAAGTTTTTACTTGTAGGGTATGTTCAATTCCTATATCTCCGTATAGAACGCATTGCACAAAACATTCTTTTACGCCAGAAAGAATTGAGGCTATCCGTCGCGGTAGAAAAAAAGTTGTCAAAGAAAAACATTCTATGTGGAAAGGGGATAAGGTTGGTTATAGGGGGTTACATCGTTGGGTCGCTCAGAATTATGGAAAGCCTAGCACTTGTGAAAATTGTCTAAAGACCGATTTATTTGGACATTTAATTCACTGGGCAAATGTTAGTGGGAATTATTTACGCGATAGGGAAGACTGGGTACGTTTATGCGCCTCTTGCCACAGCCTTCTTTACAAGAAGACAGGAGCATCCAACAAAATAAGAAAGATACAAAAATAATTATGTCGTCAAATATTAACCGTGCAACCTTACTTGGCAATATCACTCGAGACATAGAGACAAGAACAACCACAAACGGGAAACTTGTCGCTTCTTTCTCCGTAGCGACGAACGAGCAATGGACAAGTGCCGATGGACAGAAACAAACGAAAACCGAATACCACAACATTGTTGCGTGGTCTAAGCTGGCGGAAATCTGCTCGCAATACCTCCGCAAAGGGTCAAAGGTCTACGTTGAAGGTTCTATCTCAACCCGTGAATACACCACGCAAGATGGTCAAAAGCGTACACGGACAGAAATCACGGCGGAAAACCTTATCATGCTAGACCCTAAAAACACACAAAGACCAGTAACACAAACAGACGTTGCAAATCTCGCACAGCCACCACAAATTGACGAAATCCGATTAGAGGACATTCCTTTTTAAGCTAAATCTACACAATAAACACACAATACTATGACAAATAACTGGTCTATCTCGCACCCTGTTGCGCGTGGGATTGCTTATGCCGCACCCTTTGCTTACGTCGCTCTAACAGCGCTTAGCCTTACCGAAGGGGACATGAACTTTATCGGGTTTGTTTTCTACACTGTAATAACATATTTTGCTATCTTGCAATCACTGAACGTGCGAGACACGCGAGAAATTGGCGGTGGGTGGAATAAAGCTTTGTACGTGTTCTCGTGCTTAGTTGTTGGGTTCTTCGCTCTGTGTATCATTTTGGGCTTTAGCGCAGGCATATTAGTAGCCATGTTCGCTTAGTATGCTAAAGATAACCATCTTCAACGAAGAAACACACGAAACGTCTATCATTGAGAATATCGAGGCTTGCGTGCTTCTCACAAACCATGAAAAAGGAACAGCTATGCGAGCAGAAGGAGGCGGAAGAAGTCTCTTTAAAATCGTTGCGCAATGGGAAGAGTTTGGCGAATCGTTAATGAAGCGAATGCTGGCAGAAGTAGAGAATCAATTGCCCGAGCTTGTAAAAACGCTTATGGGGAGTAAATAGTGCTATGATTAAACCGCTTATTCCTAGCGGTTTTTTCATGCCACAAATTGAACTGTACTTCACCACTCCCATAACGCCCAAAAAGAACAGCTTTAAAGCAGGACGAACACGGGACGGGCGGTTATTCCAATATAAAAGCCAAAAAGCCAAGTCCTCCCAAGAAGGGTTGCATTATGAAGCTTGGATACAGGCTAAAAAAACAAAGCACGCCATTGTTGAAACCCCTGTAAAAGCCGAGTTTTACTTTCGTAAGACAAGAGCCGACTTAATAGGCGTTGCGGAAACGTTACAAGATGCCTTAGAAGATGCAATATACAAAAATGACAAGCAGATTATCGAGCAAAAGATGAAGTGGACGGAAAACCTAGCCGATGGGTATACTGCTTTTGTCCGGATTCTATGGTAAAATCATTTTATGAACATTCAAAAAATCTCTATTGCAGAAATCAAAGCCAACCCTAAAAACCCTCGTGTTATACGGGATGACAAGTTTCAAAAGCTTGTGCAGTCTATACAAGATTTTCCTGAAATGCTTGATATCCGCCCTCTTGTTCTTGACGAGAACAATATCGTTTTAGGTGGAAATATGCGGCTTAGAGCATTGCAAGAACTTGGCTTCAAAGAGGTTCCTGTACTTTTCGCTAAAAACCTTTCAGAAAAACAAAAAGAAGAGTTTATTGTGAAAGATAATGTTAGTTATGGTGATTGGGATTGGACCGCTCTCAAAGAGCTTGATACTTCCGAGCTAGATGCTTGGGGGATTACCATACCGCAATTTGATAGCGAAATTGATTATTCAGTTTTGGATGAAACGGACGTAAAAGAACAGTTATCTAGTATGGCAAGTGGCGTTAAAAAGTCTATCCAAATAGAGTTTGAACCCGAAGATTACGAGGAAGCCTACGAGGTTATCAAGTTTTGGCGTGAAAGAAAAGCCTACGTTGGTTCAATGATTGTTGATTTTTTGAAAGAAGAAAAAAATAAACTATGAAAATGACCTTGCATAAAATGAATGGCATCAGCTTTTATGCTAGGGAAGGTACTAGCGACCTTAAAACCTTCGAAGAAGTTATCAATAAAGATGCTTATCGAAAAAAAGGCATGACTATCGAGGCTGGCGAAGATTGGGTAGACTGTGGCGCAAACGTAGGTGCGTTTACGCTTCTTGCTTGTTCTCTTGGGGCTAATGTCGTTGCTTACGAGCCTGACCTAAACAATTGCTTAATGATAGAAAAAAACTTGGCTCTTAATGGTTTTAAGGCAAAGATTGTTTGTGCGGCTTTAGTACATAACAATATAAAGAAAGCTAATTTGTACGTTGGCAATAACGGCAATGTTTGGCGTAATTCTCTAATAAAAAACTGGAACGGAAAAGGCTTGAAGGTGGATTGCTTGAACTTTGATGAAGCCGTCAGTGATGGTGTTTGCGTTAAAATGGATATTGAAGGCGCAGAGATGTTAATTCTAGAAAACACCAGTCGCAAGTTTAAGAAACTTGTCTTTGAATGGAGTTTTGATATAGATGGTAGCTTAGTAAGATATTGGTCTATATTAGAAAAGTTAAATCTTATCTATACCGTGCACGCTTCAAAATACGAAAATACGGGCTACGATTTTTGGCAAAAGTCTTGGTTCCCTGCTTGCACTAATGTTTTCTGCTATGCAAAGAGTTGATTTAACACAAAAAGTCCATAGTCGAAAAGTGGGAGATTTTTGCGAAATGATAAACCCTAACATCACACAGGATACACTTTTTTATCTTGAAGGTGAGCTTATTGGGTTCTATCTGACAAAGATGCCTGATAAAGCTTTATATTATGCAGAAATAGCTAACAGGGAACTGCGAAGCAAAAACGTTCCTAAGTCTGTGATGAAGAGGCAGATACCTGATGGGAAGAATCCCGACGGAACATATAAATATAGGAATGAAGTTGAGCAGTATAGTACTATTATAGGAAGCATCCCCCCTAAGCCGCACATGAAAAGAGCGTACAAAACACGTTCAAGTGTGCATTCTGTTAAAACGGCGCAAACATTCGTTAAGGCAATGTTGCTTTTAGCAAAGGAATCAGAAGACATTATTGCGGATATAATGCCAGAACAGTATAAAAAACAAGTAGATATTTTTTCTTCCGTGCCTGACAAGTGGAAGTTTGGAAAACTTTTTACTTCGTCTATCTCAAACTACAATATATCTGCACCGTTCCATAGGGATACAGGTAATATTGTCGGCACAGTTAATGTTATTATCTGTAAAAGGCAAGATTCGATAGGTGGTGATTTACACGTTCCTGACTATGATGCGACAATAGGACAAATAGATGGTTCCATACTCGTATACCCTGCTTGGCGCAATTTACACGCCGTAACGCCAATATGCCCAACGAATGAATCGGGATACAGAAATAGTTTAGTCTTTTACCCGTTAAAAGCATTTGTTGAATAAAATATGCCAAAACCTTACAAAAAGCCCTTAGCAAAAGATGGCACACATCGAGGCTCTAACAGCATTTACCCTGACAAGAGGGACATTGTTTTAGAGCATCTTCGCGTTGGACATACGGACATAGATGCCTGCATTATGTCGGGCATCTCACATCATGCTTTTTACGATTGGATTAAAAAACACGATGATTTCGCCGAGGACGTAAAGAAAGCACGCCTTACAGCGAAAGACCAATGCGTTAAAATCGTGCGTAAAGCCGCTCTTACAACGTGGCAAGCAGCCGCATGGTACTTAGAGCGTCGCTTCCGTAATGAGTACGCTATGAAGCAGTTTGTTGAACATAACGGCAAGGTTGTTTCCCTTACCGAAAAAGCAGAAAAGACCGCCAAGAAATACGAAGAATAGCATGACTGTTTCCTTCGCTGATTGGGTGCACGACCTGAAATCCGTCCCCGAAGAAGAACAAACAGCATGGATTTTTAGGACATTGCGAAGTAAGAAGATGCTTCACGTTTTTGCGTTGTACTTCTTCTCGCATATGTTCCCTAACCCGAAGATACCTGATTGCCACCTTGATTTGGTGCGCGAAATATCGGCGCAGAAGGACAGCGCAATCATCTTCCCTCGTGGCTTTGGCAAATCAACATGGGTGAAGATTGATACCATACATGATATTGTCTACGCCTTAGAACCAGTTATTTTGTATATCGGTGCTACTCTTGGCGACGCTTCCGTACATTTTGAGGCTATAAAGGCGCAGTTAGAATCAAACGAGCTACTGATAGCCGTATACGGGGAACTTGTACCACCTGAAAGCCTCTTAGGGCGTAAATGGACGAACACCCACTTTGAGACCACGAACGGGGTCAACGTTGTAGCGCGTGGACGTGTGAAAGGGCGTGGCGTGAACATTAAAGACCACCGCCCAACAAAAGCCATTATTGACGACGCAGAAGACGACGAAATGGTACGTTCACCAGTACGCCGTGCGCAGTTTCACGACTGGCTTTACTCGGTTATCTTCCCTTCTTTAGATAAAGAGCGTTCAAAGATAAAAATGATTGGTACGGTTCTACACGAGTTTGCCGAAGTGCTACAATTCTACGAAAAGCACGGTGGTATCTTTCGCAAAGCAATCGAAAATGGCAAATCTATCTGGGAAGAACGTTACCCCATGCATGAGCTTGATGCTATCCGCCAAAAGCTAGGCACACGCATTTTTAACCGTGAGTATCTAAACGATGCTAAAAACATGAGTGAATCCACCTTGAACCCTTCCTTTATTCAAAAGGGGTTCTATACCGTGCCACCACAAGACAAATATAACGCTTTTGTCTACATAGACCCGCAAGCAGGTGAATCAAGCATGGCGGATGAATACTGTATAACGGTTCTCTATGCCTCAAAGACTACGCCACACCGCTTTGTCATTGAGTACCAGAACGGAAGAGACTCACAGCTAGAACAAGCAAAAAACGTTGTGCGCGCATGGCTACGGCATAAAGAGCTGGCGTTGCGTGTAGGCGTTGAAAAGGTGATGACGCAAACGAGCGTGTACCAAACCATAGCCGATTGGAAATCACACAAGCTAGACTTCAATACGCCAAACATGAGCGAGCATGATGCGGAATGGATAGACGAGCGAGATAGAAATATTCCACTTGTTGCCTGTTCGCCAAAAGGGAAAGACAAAGTTGCACGGCTTCAAGTTTTTGAACCTGATTTTGAACGTGGTGAAATACACTTGCGTCAAGATATGACAGTTATGATTGAACAATTAACGTTTCTTGGTGGTAACATTCTTGACCATGACGACGTGGCGGACTCGCTTATAGGCGCATTAGAACTATGCGGAAATCGCAAGTCTTTGAATGTTGATGCCGAGAAAAATGCGCTAATGCCGAAAACAAGATACAATACTACTGTAATGGGAAACATACGCACCAAAATATTCTAGCTCTCTATGCCTTCTGTAAATCCGCTCACACCAAACAACGAAAACAAAGTAACAAAAGCAACCTTGCAGAATCTTATGCAGGTTCTTGGTGATAGCGGTACACATCGCTATTCTGGAATGTTTTATGAAGAATACTCAAATGAGTTTCGCGGGACAAAGCGTATCGATACTATTGAGAAGATGCGACGTGGCGACGGGGCTATTCGTGGGCTTCTGACGGCTATCAAGTCGCCTATTCTTCGTTCTGAATGGTCTGTCGAGTCAGAAGACACAACACCAAAAGGCGAGGAAATCCGTGCGTTCGTAGAGAAATGTCTTTTTGGGATGCATAGAACATGGAAAGACTTTTTGCGTGAAGCTCTTGCTTACCTTGATTTTGGTTTTTACACGTTTGAGCTTATTTGGGAGAAAAGAGACGGGCGTATCGTTCTTATAGACCTTGCGCCACGCATCCCAGCTTCCATTGAACGTTGGAAGTTAAAAGATGGGCGTTTTGGCATTGTGCAACGTCTTCTTACGGATGAAGTAAAGCAATACGAAGTTGAAATACCAGCAGAAAAGTTGCTTCTTTTGACCAACGAAAAAGAGGGTGATGACGTAACAGGACAAAGCATTTTGCGTGCAGCGCATAAGCATTGGTACTACAAGAACGGGCTTTATTCTATCGCTTCAATTGCGGCTGAACGCTACGGCGTTGGTGTGCCTATTGTTACGCTCCCCGAGAACTCTGGAGATTCAGAACGTGAACAGGCGCAAGAAATGGTACAAAACATTAGCTCTAACGAGCGGTCTTTTGCCGTTTTACCGCATGGCTTTACGTTTGAAATCAAAACCCCAAGCGGTAACCCACAAGGGCAAGCTATCGAGCAACAAATCCAACATCACAACGTGCAGATTCTTATGTCTGTACTAGCCACCTTCCTTTCTCTTGGAAGTGGCGACGGTGGTTCTTTTGCCTTATCACGCGACCAGTCCTCTTTCTTCCTTAATATCTGTACGGACTTGATTAAGTATGTCGAGGAACAAATCGAAAAGCAGGTGATTCGCCGTATCGTAGACTTGAACTTTGGCGTGCAAGAAATCTATCCTGAGCTACACCACACGCCACTAGGCGAAGTAGACTACCAAGAGTTTTCTTCCACGCTTTCAAGCCTTGTAGGCGCAAATCTTCTTGACGTTACACCTGATATTAAACAGCATATCCATTCAATTTTTAACCTTCCACCTATCCCACAAGACCGCATGGAGTCTTTGGCTGAAAGCGAGATTGAAAGCGAGCTTTCTCGCCTAGAATCAGATGGTGAAGATGATGGCATGGAGCTTCCTGAGGAAGAACCCGAGCTAGACGAGGAAGAGCCACTAGACGAAGAATAAGCTATGGGTAAGCCACTAACAGAAGAGCACAAAAAGGCTATATCCGAAGCCTTGCGCAAGAAATACGGTACACGTGAAGAGACGGGAAGGAGCGCGGAAGCACATGATTACCTCGAAAAGTTTGTCTCTTCGCGTGTGGTGTACGAAGATGCACGTTCCAAACGTGAAGCCTTGCGTGCGCAAATAAAAGGGTTAGGACGGAAGAAAGCTTCTAAAGGTGCTAGAGCGAAGATAAAGGCGCAGATAGACGCACTAAGCAGAGAAATGAAGACTGAACGTGAGGCGATGAAGCGCATCAAAGAAGAAGCAACCGCATCAAAAACGAAGAAGAATGCGGAAATCAACATCAAAAAAGCACAAGCAAAAATCTCGCAATACAACACACTAACAAACAAGATAGAAGAGTTGATACGACAAACGTCAAATCCTGAACGTAGGGAAAGACTAATGGCTAGGTTAGAACGCGCAAAAGAAGGCATACGCAAACAAGAAATGCGTATAGATGACGTAAAAGCTACGGCATCCACGGGGGTTGTGCGTAGCAGAACATTCAACTTCCAAGAGCTATCCGAGTTTCGCTTGCCTAGAAAGCTTACCTTTCAAGAAGAACGTACGGACTTTCTCCGTTTGAACGAACAGCTAGACCAACAATCTAACCAGTTTGAAGAAGAGATGATTGAGGTTACGCGAGAAGAAATTGCTCGTTTAACCAAGAGCCTAGAAAAGAACAATACCACTTTAGACGTTGCTACTATCCTTGCTCTTGTTCTCCTGATTCGTGGCAGTACCAAGTCCACGGTAAGAAAAGCCGTCGGCACGTTCTACGGCATAGGGGCAGGGCTTGCTCTTCGTGAAGCGCGTCTTGCTGGTTACGACACAGGTACAGGAAGACCGCCCGTGCCTACGCTAGACAAACAAATAATGAGTACAGATAGCGAAATCATTGCGGAAACGTACGTCTCAAGCCTTGAATCTTCCGCTCGTTCTATTATCCAAGCAGGCATTGTTGCAGGGGCTACGGCACAAGGTGTTCTATCCGTATTACGGGACGAGATGAAAGCCGAGGCAAGCAAGGCAATCGCAAACATCTCTGGGACTATCACGGGGGAATACTTAAACCGTGGGCGTACTTCCATCTTGAACAAGTTGCGTGCGGACATTGTGGCATTTCAACGTTCTGAGGTGCTAGACAGCCGAACGTGTGCCATGTGTCTATCGCTTGATAAGCGAGTCGTGAAACCTGATGACCCTATGGCACAACTTGAGCTAGTACACACGCATTGTCGGGGATTTTGGACGCCTATCTTTGAGAAAGACGAAGAAAAGCCTGAAATAACAGGTATTCCGAAGAATATCACAAGCAGATTCAAGACGATTGAAGGTGTGCCAATCATCAATTCTTTCAAGCAGGTGAAGAAACCAATCAACGACGTATCAAAAGATGCGCAAGAAAAAATAAACGAAAGATTCTAATCATGCTATAATCAAATTGCTATGCCACGAAAACCACAAACCGCCGTCGAAACTGACGTGCAAGAAGGGACGGTTGCTTTGACCGAAGAAGAGGTACAAGCAATCGAAGCCGAACAAGAAGAAGTAAAAGGTGTTGAACACGTCATGCTTTTGAATGTCTTGCATGATGGCGTTTCGTACAAGAAAGGCGAATCTGTATCCTTGACAAAAGGTTTGGTGCGTCTTTTCCGTCAAAAGGGTTTTATCGCTTAGTATGCCACAAGCCCTTATCGAAAAAACGGCGGAAACGTTGCACTTCACTTCCACTGTTAACCTCGAAGAAAACGGGGCTATTAGCGATATTGAAGTGCTACGCGCAGGGGTTATTCAAGATAGAATGCTGGAAATCACACATTCCATGCTTGAGGACTATGTGCGCAACTTTGAAGCCGACGTGTACGGAACGGAAGTACAAGTAAACCTCGAACACAACCGAGGAAGCAAAGCGGCTGGATGGATTAAAAACCTTTATATCAAGGGTTCTAGCCTGATGGCGAACGTCGCTTGGACAGAACTTGGCGTAGAGATGATTCAAAAACAGCTCTACAAATTCGTATCAAGTGAGCTTGCACCCCAATACCCACATTGTGAGACGGGCATTCTCGTTTCCAATGTCTTCATCGGGGCGGCTCTTACGAACACGCCTGCACTCAAAAAACAACAGCCAATCTCGTTGTCGGAAGAGGACAGGCAGTTATTCTTAAACAATACTATGTTTCAAAAATACCTCGCGGATTTGAAAACGCGCGAGAAACTGACCGCGCAAGACGTGGCGTTTGCTCGCTCTCTTCTTTCCGAAGTGCCCGCTGAGGAGGTTGAAGCCTCTACACAAGAGGTAGAAGACCTCGAAAAGAAGCAGGCAGAACAAGCAGAAGCCGAGGCAAAAGCCGAAGCGGAAGCAAAAGTGCAAGCCGAAACGCAGGCTCTTGCTGAAAAGCAGAACGTCGTTTCTCTTGCTGAATATACCGCTATCAAGGAACAGCTAGAGGTGAAAACCTTGGCTGAGGACGTAAAGACAAGCCTTGTTCTATCAGACAAAGGCGGACTTTCTACGGGCTTTCTCGATACGGACGTTGACGCAGTTGTTTCTTTCATGAAGTCATTGAGCGAAGAACAGCGCAAAACGTTTAAAGAGCTTGCTTTGAAGGTTAAAACAGTAGACTTTGCTACTCGTGGGGCTGACGCTTCGCAAACGGCAAATGTTGCTTTGACCGAAGAAGAGAAAGCGGAAAAGACCCTTGCTCTCGCTGATGAGCTGATGGCAAAAGACAAGACCCTAAGTATCGTACAAGCTATGCAAATGGCTCGCGTACAATTAAGCGAAAATAACCAATAATATATGGCAAAAACTGACAGCTTTGTAACCAATGCTGGGGCGATTGATATCTCCCTTCCAACGGATGCTGACCTTTCTTCGTTGCAATACTGCTTTGTAAAGCGTGATGCTACGGATGGAAAAGTGGTAGCTTGTGGAGCAAACGAAAAACCTCTGGGAATCTTGCAGAATGCACCTAACGGCTCTTCTGCTGATGCAGTTGCAACCGTTCGTATCTCTGGTGTGTCTAAGCTCAAAATCGCAGAAACAGTTACCTTTGGTAAGTTTCTCACGTCTACGTCTTCGTCTACGGGTGAAGTATGTGATGCGGCTGGTGAAGAGTACGGGGCAAAAGCGTTGTGTGATGGCTCGGCTGATGACCTTATCACCGTTCTCGTTTGCCACGGCGAAGCCGAAGCAACTGATGCGTAATATCTGATATAATCATATGAACCCTCGAATCAACCAATTGCGCACTGATAAACTATTGTCTGGCGTTGCGCAACGCTATCGCAATGACAACTACATTGCGGAAAAAATCTTGCCTGTTGTACAGGTCAAGGAAAAAACAGGAAAGTTTGCTAAGTTTGGCAAGGAAAACTTCCGTGCATACGCTGGTCAGCTCTTCCGCGCTCCAGGAACGCGAGCACATACGGTTGACTACTCCGTATCTATGGGGGATTACCGTTGTGATGAGCGTGCAGTTGAAAAGATTGTGCCTCGTGAGTTTTACGAGAACTTTGATGAACCATACAATCCCGAAGAAGACGCAGTTAGCGTTTTGATGGATAACATCTGGGTTAACCAAGAGCTTGCTCTCGCAACAACGCTTGCAAACACGGCTATCTTGACGCAGAACACGACCTTGTCTGGTACGTCGCAGTGGTCTGATACGACAAACAGCGACCCAATCGCCAACATTCGTACGGCTATTAACACGGTTAAGGCTTCGTCTGGTCTTCGTCCTAACGTTTTGGCGTTTTGTGAAGATGCATTCGATAAGCTTAAAGACCACCCACTTGTACGCGAGCAATTGAAGTACACGGGAATCATGGGAAACCCATCTGATGACGCTTTGACCATGTGGCTCAAGAGCTTCTTCAAGATTGAAGAGGTAATTGTTGGTTCTTCTTCTTACATGGCGTCTGACGAAGGACAAACTGATGACCTTGATGCAGTTTGGACTGGTAACGTCTGGGCATTGCACCGTCCTTCTACGCCTTCCGTGCTTCGTGCATCGTTTGGCTACACATTCTCTGACAAACTCCGCTCGGCTGACGTACGCTTTGACGAGGCAATCGAATCGAACATCGTTCGTGTTCGTTACAGCTTCGACCAAAACATCATGGATGCGTCGCTTGCTTACCTTATTAAATCCGCCGTCTAATACTGATACCCAAATATGCCAACTCCGTCTTTTTACAAGCGTGGTCTAGCAGTATTTGGGGCGTTGACGGTTCTTGCTACGGCTACGGTTGCAGGGTTGAAAATCGGCTCTACGGGAACGACGATTGCATCGCATTATCGTTCTACGTTGTCGGTTAACCCTGATTCAATCGCTGCTAATGGTGCTACAACAACGGTTGTTACCGTAACAGGCGCAGTTGCTGGTTCCCATTGTGGCGTAAATGCTACGGCTGGGGATTTGCTCTCTACTACGTCCACGGTTCATCTCGCTTGTCGTGCTGGAACGGATAGTGCAACGGTTTTTTACCGCAACACTTCCTCGACAGCCGCCTTTGACGCAGGAACGTCTACGCTCTCGGTACAGGTTTGGGGCTACTAATAACTAGTGCCTTCACTCGTTGCCTCTTATGGGGCGACGGGATGAAGGCATTACTAAATATCTTCTATGCAACCAAACAAAACTATTCCCGCTCAAAATCAATCTTACACTCGCAACGCTTCCGCGATTAAAAAAACAGCAACGCTCACAATTACAATCCCTGCTGGTGCGGCTGGTTCCGTCGTAGATTTTGATATTCCTGTACGCCCAATCGCATCAAACACGGGTGCTGATATTGGTGGTGTCGGCAATACTTCTGTTGTTCTGGGTAGCTCTGCTACGTTTGATACGCTTGTTAACCCAAAAGAAGACGCTCTTTTGGCGAATGGTGAATATTACATCAACCATTTAACTGGCGAAGGACGCGGAAAAAAGAAAGATGCTGGCACGTCTGTCAGTGCAACGATTGGGTACTTTGCTTCACTTATTGCTATCCCTGAACGTCTACGAGGTGAAGATGACAACCGCGACGTGCTTCATACAACAAGTGGCGATGCTTCTGTTCGTATCTCTACCGCAACGACAACCGTTTGCCGAAATACTGGTGGAAGCTTGGAAGGTATTATTGTTGAAGTCGCTCTTACGGGCACGGCAACATTCTACAATCACCCAAGCAGTGCTACTGGCACGCCTTTTCTCATTCTTCCTATTGGAACAGCAGCAGGACCTATTGATTGTTACGGATTAGTTGCGTCTGACGGTATTGTGTGTGTAACAAGTGCTGCTGACCGTCTTGTCGTTGTACCTAGCCGTTAATCGTTGAATATATGATTACCATTACCAATCTTGACATTGCGAACCGCACCGTAACATTTACCGCTAATGGTCAAACGAAAACAATCGAAGGGCTTGGCGACTTTCCTTCACAAAAAGCGTTCGTAGAGTACATCGAAAGCGTTGCTCGTACGGATATGGCTCCTACGCCTGAACCTCTCGCTATTGATGCGACAGGACTTGTTGGCTCGCCAATCTCGTCTGCTGACATGGTGGAAGTAGAACCTACGCTACCTAAAGAATAACCTATGCCTCGCTTCACTCTTCGGGACATACCGTATTCCATCCGAATCAGTGGAGCGGATGGGGCGGTTCCTATCGCGGTGGCCAACGCCGCGAACCTCAACCCC